CCAAGGTTGGCAAAGTCTCAACTTGATATGACGTATGAACGTCGTTTGGGTGAGTACAATAGTATTAAGAATCTGACAAACCCAACTGTTCGTAGGAAATTGCTTGATACGTTTGCTGATGAAACAGATTCTGCTTCTGTGCATCTAAAGGCTGCAGCATTGCCTGGACAAGCGACAAAGGTGCTTTTGCCTGTTACATCTATGAAGCCTCACGAAGTCTATGCGCCATCTTTGGCTAATGGAACTCGTGTTGCTTTGGTTCGCTTTCCTCATGGTGGAACGTTTGAAATACCACAGCTTACGGTAAACAATCGTAACAAGGAAGCGAAGAAACTTGTAGGCACACACGCTATTGATGCTATTGGGATTCATCACAGTGTTGCTCAGCATTTGTCAGGTGCTGACTTTGATGGCGATTATGTTCTGATGATTCCCAATAACAAGAAAACAGTTAAGTCTACGCCTGCGCTTGAAGGATTGAAAGGATTTGATCCTAAGCATTCGTATCCACCATACGAAGGTATGCGAACTATTGATGGCGGGATCTATAAGAAGGGCAAAATTGATTATGAAGGGCGATCTCCGAACGCTTCTCGTAAACAGCAAGAGATGGGAAGTGTTTCAAACCTGATTACCGACATGACCATTCATGGTGCCAAGCCTGACGAAATTGCTCGTGCAGTTAGGCATTCAATGGTTGTTATCGATGCTGAGAAACACAATCTTGATTTCAAAGCATCAGAACGAAACAACGGCATTGCTCAGTTGAAAGAGAAGTATCAAGGCGGTAAGAAGGCTGGAGCTTCTACTTTAATTTCAAAAGCGGGCGCAGCTTATTACATTGATAAAAGGAAACCTCGACCCGCTTCTCAAGGCGGTCCTATTGACAAGGCTACTGGAAAGAAAGTCTTTGTACCATCAGGAGACCTAGTTCCAGAAAGAAAGCTTAGAACAAACCCCGCCACTGGAAAAAAAGAGTATGTTCGCACAGGTAACATGGTTCCGAGAAAAGAGAAGCATGAGCGTCTTGCTGTAACTGAGGATGCTCATACTCTTGTATCTAAACCAACTGGTACTCGTGTTGAGTTTATCTATGCGGATCATTCCAATAAGTTGAAGGCATTGGCTAATGAGGCAAGAAAGGAATCGGTTAGTACAAAATCTATTTCAACTTCATCCTCCGCCAAGAAAACATACGCCCCACAAGTTTCATCCCTCGATGCTAAATTAAATCTGGCCCTTAAAAATGCACCCCTCGAAAGACAAGCCCAGGTATTAGCAAGTACCTGGGTATCTCAGAAACGCCAGGCTAATCCTGACATGGATGCCTCGGATGTAAAGAAGATCAAGAGTCAAGCATTGTCTGAAGCAAGAGTTAGAACTGGCGCCAATAAGTCCCGCATTCAACCCACACAAGCAGAGTGGGATGCTATTCAAGCAGGTGCTGTCAGTAATCATAAGTTAACACAGATACTAAACAATGGCGACCTTGATGCTATCAAGAAGCTTGCTACACCTAAGGAACAACCTAAGCTAACTACATCCAAGGCTACACGAGCTAGGCTTATGCTTGACTCTGGGTACACACAGTCCGAGGTAGCAGGTACATTGGGTGTATCAGTATCTACATTGCAACGTGCTATCAGTGAGATGTGATGACTGATACTACAGATCAACCAACAGAGTACATGCTAACTACTGTTGACAATCCATTCGATCCTTTCACCAGGTTCGATGAGTGGTTGGCTTACGATACTAAACTTGGTTATGATACTCCAGGTATGCTGGCAAGGATAACAAAAATTAGTAATGATTTGTCCGAGCCCGACCAGGCTCTAGCAGTACAGAGTGCGATTGATGAGATTGTAACCGAGAACGTCTCAGGAATGTGGCGAAAAGTTTCACGTAATGAAATGGAAAATTTTTAGACAAAATTTTTTGTAACTCGGAAGGAAATTTATACAAGAGAGGTCGAATTCGATAGGGGCGGGGGGTCGAAAAAAGCACCCCCCCTATGCATCGCCCGGCTCCTAAAAATAGCCCCGGAGGGACTTTCTGACAAACAAAAGTGAAAGGAAGTCGCGTGGCAGCAAGGCGAAGGAGGTCGGAAGCCAAAGAAACTCGCCGCAAACCCGCGACAACTCCAGAGGCCCGGGAAAATGAGATGGTTTCGTTGGCCACCGATCTCGCTGAACAACAAATTCGTGAGGGATCGGCGTCGTCTCAAGTCATTACGCACTTCTTAAAGCTCGGTTCGACTCGTGAGAAGCTGGAACAAGAACGAATTGCTCATGAGAATGAACTGCTCGAGGTTAAGAGGCAACAGATAGAGTCACAGCAACGTATCGAAGAGCTATACATTGACGCTATCAAGGCAATGCGTTCATATGCTGGGGATATGCCGCTCCCGGAGGAAGATGTCGAAGATCCGGACATACTCTGAGCTTCGCAGGTTAAAAACGTTCGAAGAACGATTCGAATATCTTCGATTGGCGGGAGAAGTTGGATATTCTACGTTTGGGTTTGACAGATGGCTCAATCAGCACTTTTACAGATCACATATGTGGAAACGAGCTCGTAACTCAGTAATTGTTCGAGACAATGGCTGTGATCTGGGTATTGAGGGATTTGAGATCTACACAGATCTAATAGTGCATCATATGAACCCAATGTCGCCCGATGACATAAAACATGGTGAGTTATGGATCCTAGATCCACGATATCTTGTTACTACATCGCTCCAAACTCATAATGCAATTCATTTCGGAGATGAAAATTTGCTTCCAAGGGGACCGATTCAACGACAGCCAGGAGACACGAAGTTATGGTAGAAAAGAAGAAGAAGGAACCGAAAGAGAAAGAGGAAGTAAAGGAAGAGCAGAACGAAGAGCCTCAGGCTGAAGAGCAGGAAGAGACTCCTGAGGTTGCCGAAGATCAGCGTGTTCCATCGGATCCTGAGCATTTCCAACCAGCTGATGTTCCGCCTGAGCCTTTGTCAAGGCGTGAATATTCTGAAATTGAGTAGTTTATGTGTTGTGGCAGTTCATAACCGGGATTGTAACTACCGTTGGAACTGTTGCTGGATCTGCCTTTGTAATTAGAGCTGTAGTAAGATATTTAGAGAAAGTATACAACGCACGAATGGAGGCTTTTAAAGAGGGACTGGATCGTGGATTAAGATTGACTCAAAGAAAGGAAGTAAACGTGCAAGAAGAGCGAGTTCCACGTGAGGACGAAGACGTCGAGCCGAATCCTGAGCCCGACGAAGATCCCAGCGATCCACATCGAGGCCCGTTGGACGATCCAGATGATGCTCGTTTTCTAGACAGGGATGATGAGCGGCGTACGGGAGATGATGCTGCATAATGGCTCTCAAACGCGTTTGGATTCCTTCACCGAATTATTCCAGCCGTGGGGGAAGCGGCGTACGACTCATTGTCTTGCATACGGCAGAGGGCGCTCGAACCATCGAGTCTCTAGGAGGCTTCTTTCAAGGAGACGTGGGAGCTTCCAGCCATGTCGGAGCCGACGACAAAAGCAATACGATCGGTGAGTACGTTAAGCGTGGCAACAAAGCATGGACGCAAGGTAATTTCAATCCTGCTGCCGTTTCAATAGAGCTATGCGGGTTTGCGTCATGGTCTCGAGACGAGTGGATGAACAACCACGCCAATATGCTTGCCAATTGTGCTCAATGGATTGCCGAAGAGGCTAAGTATTACGGTCTTCCCATCACAAAGCTTTCTTCTTCTCAAGCACAAGGTAGTGGTCGTGGCGTATGTCAGCACGTTGATTTGGGTGCTGCTGGCGGTGGTCATTGGGATTGTGGATCTGGCTTCCCTATGGACCACGTTCTTGACATGGCCCGTGGTGGAGTTTCCGCACCTTCGGAGGAGGATGAAGATTTGATTGCATCAGCAGTTTCAGAGAGCGGTGTTCACCATGTGTTCTGGGTGGGCGAAGATGGCAAGACCGTTTGGTATCGCTATCAGCGTAGAGGCGAATCTGATTGGAATGATGGCGGCACGTTGCTGAAGTCAAACGAGAAGATCGTTGGTCTGTCTGCGTCAAAATCAGCTACAGGTGTGCTTGAGTTGTTTGGTCTTCAAGCTGATGGAGATCCTGTTCATACTTGGCAGAAGCCGAACCAAACGTCTTGGAACGGTGGTCAGGAAGGCAAACAGAAGGCTGCATTTACCGGCTTGCCGAAATAACACCCTAGAAAGGGGGTGAGTAGTTGAATCCTAGTATTCTCACGAGTACTAAAAAGATATTAGGGCTTGATGAGTCTTATACGGCGTTTGATCCTGATGTTATAACACATATCAATGCCGCATTTTCTACTCTCACCCAATTAGGGGTTGGGCCTGCTGAAGGTTTTATGATTGAGGATGAAACGGCCGTTTGGGATGATTTTCTCGTATTTGCCGATGATCTTCAATATAACTCAATCAAAACTTATGTATATTTGCGAGTTCGGATGTTGTTTGATCCTCCATCGACATCGTTTGTTATTACTGCACTCAATGATCAGCTAAAAGAACTCGAGTGGCGTCTAAATGTACATAGAGAGGAAACAGGATGGGTAGATCCCGATCCACCTGTCGATCCACCCACAGATCCAGATTGGCCTTGGTATCCTTGGTATCCAAGGAAGGTGGCTAATGGATAATACAGATGTTGCTATCCAAAATGTTCTTGAGCATCATGGAGTCAAGGGCATGAAGTGGGGTGTTCGGACCCGAAGTGGCGGCAGTAGTAGCAGTGGTAGTGGTGGTGGTTCTTCATTAAAATCAAAATTAGCAAAAACCAATGCGCCTGAGGTATCGGTAAAAACAAGATCGCATCCGCAAGCAAAAACTGTAATAAGAACTACAGGTGGGAAGGGATTAGCAGCCCATCCAGATGCGGTTGCCGCTAAAGTAATTCAGCAAAAGCTCAATAAGAGTGGTTCACACGCTCTTTCAAATGAAGAATTGCGTAAGTACACTGAGCGTCGTAATCTGGAAGAGAATACAAAGAGATTGAAACCTGAAACGCCTCTTCAAAAAGGGGCTAAGCATGTGGGTAATTTCTTGAAGACGCCAGAAGGACAAAAGCAAGTTACGACGGCTGTGTCAAAGCTTTCTAAGAAAAAGATAGCAGCAAAACTTGCCACAATGGGTGTTGCTGCAGCTTTCTAAGAAGGGGGGTTAGCATTGGGTTTATCTAACACCGCGACTCCGATCTACTATGGTCAGTTTCGCGAGGCAGTTGTGCGTGGAGAGATTCCGGTTAACCGTGAGATCTCTATGGAGATGAATCGGATTGATGCTCTCATTGCTAACCCCAACATTTACTATGATGACACAGCAGTAGAAGGGTATGTTCTCTTTTGCGAGAATGAATT